TTTATACTGTATTAAAGAATAAAATCAATGATTTAGGCTTAACGGGTTTTGATGTTCAAGCGTCAAACATTTATCATGACAACGGCTCAGATTTTACCTTTTATGGTATAGAACGCAATGTTGACGAAATTCGCAGTTTTGAAAATTGTGATATTTTGTGGATCGAGGAGGCCCATAACCTAACGAAAACACAATGGGAAACACTTGACCCAACAATACGGAAACAAGGATCTGAAGTTTGGATCAGCTTTAACCCTAGTTTGATATCTGATTTTATTTGGCAAAAATTTATAGTTAATACGCCAAAGGGCTTTTTAGTACGACATATCAACTATGATGAAAATCCGTATTTATCACAAACAATGTTAAACAAGATAAACGAGGCTAAAGCCGAAGATCTTGAGACATACGAACACGTATACCTGGGGAAACCTTTATCAGATGATGAAAATGTCGTTATCAAGCGTTCATGGGTTGAAGCAGCAATTGATTTTCATTTAAAATACGATGGGGAGATGTTTGGCCCTGTAATACTTGGTTATGATGTTGCAGACAGTGGGGCCGATAAAAACGCGGTTACGGTCGTCAATGGCTCAGTAGTCACCGAGTGTTATGAATGGCAAGGCGGCGAGAATGAGCTTAAAAAGAGCGCCGACAAGGTAAGGCTAGCAGCTTTAAAGCATGGCGGGCGTATAATATACGACTCTATTGGTGTTGGTGCGCATACCGGGTCAACACTTCAAGGTGCGGGTTTTAATGATTTTTCTGGTTTCAATGCAGGCGGCAAAGTTCAACGGCCAACACGAAAATACAACGGCGTAAAACAAAAGGAATATTTTAGTAATGTTAAAGCACAGGCATGGTGGCTCGTTGCTGATAGGCTTCGCAACACTTATGATTTTTTGGTCAACAATAATACTGACTATAACGCTGATGACTTAATCAGCATTAGCTCAGATATACCGCATTTAGAATCATTGATTAGCGAGCTAACAACACCGCGCCGTGATTTTGACAAGGCGGGACGCGTAAAAGTTGAGAGCAAAGACGATTTAAAAAAGCGTGATATAATGTCACCTAACAAAGCCGACGCGTTTATAATGGCGTTGAGCGTTTCGCTAACCAGCGATAATAGAATTTCAGAATTAAATTACACAGGATTTTAAACGATGCCAATTAACACACAATATCAAGGTTATAATCTAGCCGTCGAAAAATCTACACTTGTGCGAGACTTTGCAGAGGGTGAATTCTCTGTAAAGGCTAAAGAGGAAGTATATTTACCTGCTTTAGGCGGCCAAGACGTCGACGACTATAATGCATACCTCAAGCGGGGTTATTTAGTGCCCGCAGTGGAACCAACAGCCTTAGCTATTATTGGTGCTATTATGCGTATTGATCCAGTGTTCGATCCAACGGGTTCAATAAATTATTTATTAGAAGATTTTGACGGCGAGGGTAACAGCGCCACAAACTTTGTCGAGGGTATAATTAAACAATTATTATACGCTGGGTCTGCTGGTTATTTAATAGAATACACTGATAAGGCGATTGTCAAAGAATATACAAAAGAGTCAATTATTAATGTTTCGCCAGATTACATTGTATTAATGCAAGAGTATCAAGAGCAAGACAAAAAAGATAAATTCCTGCAATACACTAAAAAAGAATATCTTGAATTAACCTATGATGAGAATGGCAACTACATACAGAATATATGGCGACAGGCCAAAAGCAAAGAATTTGTAATTGTCGAGACGATCACACCCACAAACAGAGGTCAATCTTTAACGACTATACCGTTTGTTTTTTCTAATCCGTTAAGCTCAGACCCAGTATTATTGCACTTATCAAATATTAATCACAAACAATATATGCAATCGACAGACGAAAGCCATGGTTTGCACTGGACAGCGCTTCCAACGGGCTTTTTATTTGGTGAGCTAACCGACAGTAAGGGCCAGAAAAAACAAATCACAGTTGGCGCTGGTAGCTTCAACCATATTGACGACACAGACGCAAGAGTAGAGTTGTTAGAATTCAAAGGCGCAGGATTAACAGCGCTCAGAGCGTCAATTAATGAGAAAATTGAAAACATGGCGAGTATTGGCGCGACTATGTTAACCGATAGTAGTGGCGGCGTTAGAAGTGCCAAAACAGCGACAATTGAGGCATCAAGTCAAACAGCTACACTGTCAACAATCGCTAATACAGTTGATAGCTTAATGGCTAATATATTGGAAATATTAGCGGAATGGATGGGCGCAAGCGTGCCACCTTTTGAAGTTAACCGAGACTTTATTGATTCAAACCTTGATCCACAATCATTGCTCGCATACTTGCAAGTATATCAGTCGGGCGGCATGAGCTTAAATTCATTTTTAAACTTACTGGTCAAGGGTGAGTTATTACCAAAGAATATAACAGCTTTAGACGAGGCCGACAGAATAGAAACAACGGGATCTGATTTTAATGGGGGCGTTGATGACGATGAAGAAGATCAGGACGTTCAACTGTAAAAATTGCGGCACTTTCGAGCGCTTGATCTCTGATGAAGTCAAGCTGTTAGAATGCAAATGCGGAGGGGTGGCGAACAGGTTAATATCCGCCGCTCGTTATTTTAGCAATACAACAGGAAGATCGCCTAGTGCCCGACTCAATAGATAGATATACTCGGCACGCCCATTATCTTGAGCAGTATTATAACGGGCAAGCCAACAAGATTGACAAGTATTTAAACAAAATAGCTAAAGATCTAAGGCTTGAATTGACAAAAACTCAATCCGTAAAATCTCAAGCGCGAATAACCAAGCTTTTAAATTTTACCGAGGCTTTAGTGTTAGAGCAATTAGGCGCATTCACTGGTGGGGTTAATGAGCAAGTACCTTTATTTGCAGATAGTGAGGTTGATTTTGCGGCCAATACTTTAGATCTTGAAGTTAATGGAGACTTTCAGTCGGTTATTCCAGCGCCAGCGCAGGTTTTAGGCGCAGTGAACGCGCGGCCATTTAACAACAGATTGCTAAAAGACTATTTAACAGGGTTTCCAAAAGAGCAAGCAAAGGCGGTTAGAGAGGCCGTATCAACTGGATTTTATGAGGGCCAAACAACACAAGAAATTGTGAGGGGTATTGTTGGCACTAAGTCGCAAGGTTTTAAAAACGGCGCGTTAAATGTTACCAGAACAAGCGCCGAGCGTATGGTGCGAACAGCACTAAACCACACTTCAAACGTTGCAAAAAGTAAATTTTTTGAAGATAATATAGCTATTGTCCCATATTATGAATGGGTTTCAACTTTAGATAGTAGGACTTCGCCAGTTTGCAGAAGTCGAGACGGTAAAGTTTGGAAAGTTGGTAATGGGCCACTACCGCCTGCGCATTATAATTGCAGAAGTGCAACCGTCCCACTATTAAAAGACCAAGTTAATAAAGATGGTACTAGAAAATTAATAGGCGGAAAGCGTGCTAGTGTTGACGGCCAAGTAAGTGCAGATTTAAATTATAATGATTGGCTAAAAGGTCAATCAGAGAGTTTTCAAATAGATGTGCTTGGCAAAACTAAGGCGGATCTATTTAGAGAGGGCGGCTTAACCATGGATAAGTTCGTTAACAACAAGGGCCAAGAATTAACGCTTGACCAACTTAAAACCAAATACCCTACCGCGTGGGGTAAAATTTAATCGGTGATTAATAATGTTAAAATTCAAATTAGATTCAGAAAGTTTTACAGCACTAAACGAAGTTGAACAAAGTTTTTACGCTAAATCAGGCGAGGGATATCAACTACAAGTTGAGGGTGCTGCCGACAAATCAAAACTTGATGAATTTAGATCTAGTAATGTCGAACATATGAAAAAAGCAGAGCTTTATAAGGGCGTAGATCTTGAAAAGTATCACGCTATGGAAGAACGAGAGCGACAACTTAAAGATCAAGAGTTAATTAAATCTGGTGACATTGAGGGCCTAGTCTCACAGCGCACGAATAGTATTGTTTCAGATTACGAGGCTAAAATTAAAAACCTCACCGGGCAACTGGACGACAGTACCGGCAACTATAATAACTTGATCA